ATTACTTCTGGTGGTAATTATAACACTGTCGTTGGTGACGAGGCTGGAACAGCTATTACTACGGGTGACAGAAACTCTGCTGTGGGTATGTCGGCATTAGTTGCAAATACTACAGGTAGTTTTAATGCGGCTTTAGGCTATGAATCTTTAAAAGCTAACACCACAGGTGGACAAAACACAGGGTTAGGTGACAGAACATTATTGGCTAACACCACTGGCAGTTTAAATACTGCTGTAGGGCAAGGCTCTTTAGCTGCTAACACTACCGCAAGTAATAATGTTGCCGTTGGTGTATATGCATTGGAGGCGAATACTACAGGTGCTAATAACACTGCTGTTGGTCGATCTGCTTTAACCGATAACACTACAGCTTCAGAAAATACTGCTGTCGGTGAGCAGTGTTTAGCAGCTAATACCACAGGTACAGGAAATTGTGGCTTAGGTCGGCAAGCGTTAAATAATAACACCACTGCTTCTAATAATACGGGCATGGGACTTTATGCTTTATATGCTAACACTACAGGTTCTACTAATACGTCACTAGGTTATTACGCATTAATAGCTAACACCACAGCATCTAGTGGTACTGCGGTAGGCTCAAATTCTTTATCTGCTAACACTACAGGCGCACATAATACAGCCGTTGGTAAAAACAGCTTACAAGATAACACTACAGGTCAGTATCAGACTGCTGTTGGTTCTCAGGCTTTAAGGGATAATACTACTGGAGTCGGTAGCACTGCTGTAGGATTTGAATCACTAAAAGCCGCTGTTTCTACTAGTCAGGCATACGGCAATACAGCAATAGGTAAGTCTTCTGGCTACAATATTACTACAGGTTATAACAACACAATGATCGGTGAAGGTAGTAGGGGAGACCAGCCATCTACAAATGACCAAGTTGTTCTTGGTAGTAATGTTCAAAGTGTAGGTGGAGGCTACGTTACTTTAGGTATTGGAACTAGCAGAACCTATGTGGCTGCTGGAGCAACCTCTTGGGCTGGGACTTCTGACTTACGCTTAAAAGACAATATTACAACGTCTACTGCTGGTTTATCTTTTATTAATGACTTACGCCCTATAACTTTTGAGTGGAAAGCTAAAGGTGATGTACCTTCTGAATTAAATTATTACGAGGAAGGTTCCACAGAAAGAGTTAATAATACAGATAAAGTACAGCATGGCTTTCTTGCTCAAGAGATTAAAGCAACCATTGATGCACACCCTGAGATTAAGAGTGGACATAGTATGTGGATGGAACAAGGTGATGGTACTCAAGGTATCGCACAAGGTCAGTTAGTACCTATGCTAGTCAAAGCAATACAAGAATTATCAACCCAGAACGCAGCACTTGCTGCACGTTTAACAGCACTAGAGGAATAACAAGATGGATGCATTAACAGCAGAAGAAATCGCAGCACACTACTCAGCCTGTGGTGACTCAGTAGCACTAATCAATGGCAGTCAGCCAGAAGGAATGTCCGATGAAGATTGGGCAGACTGTGTGGCACGTAACAAAGAGCATCTAGTTCTTATGATTGCTAAAGACTTCTGGACTACTGAAGACATGACTGCTATTACGGCTGCTGCTTAGGAGAATAACTATGCCTCAAGGCAAAGGTACGTATGGGACTACGAAAGGTCGTCCCCCAGCAAAACCTACTAAGAAACCAAAGAAAAAAGGATACTAGTTATGAAAGGCGTCTTACATTATTTACCAAATGGTAAGAAGTACACAGGCAAAACTCATAAGCATCCATCAGGTAAACTTATGACAGGTGCAAAACACACTGCCTCTAGTAAGACTCTAACTCATAAAAAACCTAAGTCATAATGTATGCTCTTTTAGTAGCTACTATGCTTTCAGTAAGTACAGAACCTGCACTGCCTGTTATGGTATCTAGTTATCCAACTCTTAAAAAGTGTAGAGTGGAGTTACTGGTAGTAGCTAAAGAATTAGACTATAGATTAGTTACGAATCCTATTCTTGGCTATGCAGTTCAGAAAGAAACTGAAGATAAAACTACTATAGCATTCTGTATACGAAACATTGAGAGTATATAATGAATTCTAGTCCTTTAGAGATATACCCAGTTCACGTAGCTCCTGCCCTTGCGCCTATGGGACAGGGTTTACTAATTGAACCATCTGTCAACAGAGTTAACGCTGAGTACCTAGTAGTACAACCATCAAGAGAACCATACGGGATTCCCGTAGAGTACACAAAGAGGGTTTGGGTATGTTAGCAGAACTGGCTATTGCGAATGCTGCCTTTTCAGTTATCAAAACTACACTAGCTAACGGCAAAGAGATTGCTGATGCTGGATCGGCTGTAACTAAATACTTTAGTGCAAGTCAGTCTATAAAACAGAAAGCTGCCATTGGTACAGGAGATGTACTGGGAGCATACCAAGCAAAACAAGCAATAGAACGCCAAGAAAAAGAACTAGAGTTTATGCTCAACAAACAGTCTATTCAAGGCTACTATAAGTATTGTCAGTTTAGAGATGAGTTCCATAAAAAACAGAAAGCACAAGTTAAGAAACAAAAAGCACAAGCTAAAGAAATTAAAGAGACTATGGTACTGGCAGGACAAGTTATAGGAATACTCGTAACTGTTCTAGCTGCTTTCTTTGGCGTAGTTATGTATCTTAAATATTAAAAGTGAGTGATACTAAATTGACAGAACAAGAGAAAGATGAAATAGCTGAGTTAGCTGCACAGAAAGCCTATGATCGTTTTTACCTTTCAGTAGGTAAGTCAGTCGTTAAGAAACTGATGTGGATTATAGGCGCAAGTGCTTTTGCTTGTTGGTTATATTTTAAAGAAGGAACATTATGATTTATAGAGATATTATAAATGAAGTGCTGCGGAGATTACGAGAAGATCAGATGACTGATTGGTCTGGTAATCTTTCTTCAGCAAACGGCCCTACTGACTATCATAAAATGGTTGGTGATTTTGTCAATGATGCAAAGTATGAAGTAGAGCATTATTGGGATTGGCAAGTATTACGTGTTACGTCTGCTATCTCTACAAGTGATGGTGTTATGTCTTACTCCCTTTTAGGGGCAGGAAGAGACTTTAAAGTATTAGATGTCATTGATACTTCAACAGGTACTATCTTAAACCAAATGTCTAGTGCTGACATAAACACTAGAGTATTTCCTACAGCTAACATAGCTAAAGGTGAGCCCTCTTCTTACGGTTTTAACGGTATTGATGATAACTTAGATATGGTGGTTGATGTATGGCCTCTGCCTAATGACACAAGACGAATTAACTTTAACGTAGTTAAGCCACAAGACAAGCTTCAATTAGCTGAGACTCACTGTTACGTCAATGAGCAAGCAGTTATCTTAGGTGCTTATATGAGGGCCCTAGCTGAACGTGGTGAAGACGGGGGTACTCAGGTATCAGTAGCCGCAGGAGAGTACGTCAACATCCTATCTAGAGCCGTACAGATTGATGCTGGTAAGACTCAGATGGAGATGACTTGGTATGCCAACTAAGCAATTAAACCCTTTAGTTCTAGACTCTGTAGGTGTATTTGGGTTAAACACTCAAGCTAACGCCTCTAGTCTAGATCACAGGTGGTTAGTTAACGCAGACAATATAATGATTAACTCAGAGGGTCGTTTGACTTCTCGTAAGGGTATTCAAGCTATCTCTGCTACTGTAGGTAACTACCCAGTTAAATCTCTGCATTGGCATCAATATGCTAATGGCACTGCTAACTTAATCTCTTCAGCTAACAATAAGATTTGGAAGATTAACTCTAGTGCTGTACCTCAAGTAAATACTGAACAAACATTCACAGGTACTCCACAGACTATTACAGGCGATAACTGGCAGTGGATACAGTACGATGATGACTCTATTGGTGTTCAAGCAGGACACAGGCCCATACATTTTACTTCAGACACAGGAGTATGGTCAGACTTAGAAGACACGGCTCATTACTCAGCATCTACAAACATAACTACTTTTGATCCTTCTACTATGTTGTCTCAGTACGGTCGTCTATGGGCGGCAGGATTTACTGAAGATAAACAAACGATACTGTACTCTCGGACATTAGAACATCATAAATGGACAGGTACAGGGTCTGGTGCTTTAAACATGAAATCAGTCTGGGGTTACGATGATATTGTAGCCTTAGAATCTTTTAATGGTAAGTTGATTATATTCGGTAAGAACAACATAGCCATCTATAATGATCCGTTTGATCCTAGTGCTACTACTTTTGCTTTAGATGAAGTAATACAAGGTGTAGGGTGTATTGCTAGAGATTCTATACAAGCCTTTGGTGATGATGTTTTATTCTTAGCTGCTGATGGCGTTAGGTCGCTGAATCGTACTAAGATCCAAGACAAGATGCCCTTAACAGACTTGACTAAGAATGTCAAGAATGATATTATCAAACACATTACATCGTCTAATCCAGACGACATTAAATCAGAATATAACACATCAGGTGGTTATTATGTCTTATCCTTCACAGGAATTAATGAGACGTACATCTTAGATTTTAAAGTAATAAACCCAGACAATACTCCTAGAATTACTAAGTGGCTATTCGATAAAAACCGTAGTCCTAAGTCTTTCTTATCGTTAAGCACTGGTCAATTATATTTAGGTCTAGGATCAAGTAATTTTAATGGTGTTATAGCTACGTATGATAACTATTACGATCTAGATTACTCAGGTTCTACTGCCGTATATAAGACTTACCAGACTACATTTAAGACAGTCTGGATGGACTTTGGTGTGCCCCACTCTGCTAAACTACTAAAACAATTCTCTTGTGTTATAGACGGAGGCCGTGAACAGGACGTTACGGTTAAATGGTTTAGAGACTACAACATTACACAAGGTAACTCAGCTACGTTTAACTTAACCCCTGTTTCATCAGGAACTACGGCTGTATATGGGGCCAGCACTAGCTTATTCGGAACTTCTAAATACTCTCCATTGTTTTTCCCTAGAGAGTATAAAGTCAATATGAGTAAATCAGCTAAAACAGTCCAGATAGAAATGATAAATTTAATTAATGGATTTAAAGGCTCGCTTCAAAGCATGACAGTCCTAGCAAAAGAAGGCAAAATACGATGAGTAATTATACAGTACAAGTAGCGTGGTCGGGAAAAGATGCGCTTGCAGACTCTAATCCAGCTAAGGTTGTTTCAGGGGATGATTTTAATACTGAATTTGTAGCTGTTCAAACAGCAGTTAACTCCAAAGCAAACTTAAACGGAGATCCATTAGAAGTATTTAGTGCGTCTAAAGCAACTACAGGTGACAACACAACTAAAGTAGCTACTACGTCTTTTGTTGCTACTGCTATTACTGCGGCAGCGCCTACAGCAGCTATTGTAAACGGATTTGCTTATCCAGTAGGATCTGTCTACACATCTATTGTAGCAACTAACCCTGCTACTTTGTTAGGAGTAGGTACTTGGACTGCCTTTGGTGCAGGTAAGGTACTGATAGGTATTGATGCATCAGATGCTTCTTTTGATACTGTTGAAGAGACAGGCGGTTCTAAGACTGATTCTCACGCTCTGTCAGTCAGCGAGATACCAGCCCACACTCACGCTTCTGGTTGGACATTGGGCGGTGGTGATGGTAGTGCGAATGTCTACGCTACAACTAACGGTGGTGCTGGAGCCCCTGCTTCTGGATCTACAGGCGGTAACGCAGCGCATACACATGATATTGTACAGCCGTATATTGTCGTCTACTTTTGGAAGAGGACAGCATAATGGCAGACCCAAGAGGTGAAAGTAATTCGTATGGTGGCTACGCAAATAAAAGTACGGGTGCTGGTGGCTACAATAATCCTAGCGGTGGTAAAGCCCCTAACCAAAATAACACCAGTAACAACGCAGCAGCGGCTAGAGCAGCAGCAGCAGCACAGGCAGCAGCAGTAGCACAGGCTACGGCTAATAGGAATATGCAAGCGCAAATAGCAGCAGCAGAAGCAGCACAAGCTAAAGCAGCGCAGATGGC